TGCGGTGTCCGGGGCGCCGCCGTCGTAGGTGTCGAGCGCGGCGTAGTCGGTCGCGGGCTCCCCGCCGCTCAACTCGAAGATCGTCTCGCCGCCCACATAGGCGAAGACGTAGCGGCCGTCGTAGTTCTCGGCGAAGAACGTCTGCGGGCGCAGCGCGTTCCAGTCGGTGCGCGCGAAGAGGTTGCGGCTCGCGATCTGCGTGCCGCTCGGCGAGATCATCACGAGCCCGTCGTGCGAGGGGTAGGCGGCGGAGAAGCCGAGGTCCACGATGCCGCCGGCGCTGATGCAGGGCTGGCCGCTCTCCATCTTCTCCATCAGCATGACCTCGGGCGCGGCACCCTGGGCGATGTAAGGGGTGCCGGTGGTCAGGACCGCCAGGGTGGAGCCGAAGGCGACCAGCCCGACGATCGGGTAGTCCACGGTCAGCATGTACTTCACCGGCCAGGCATGCGGCCGATAGGGCTCGCAGAAGTAGAGCCTGCGCCCGACGAAGGCCGCCATCATCCCGTTCGCCATGGGGGTCAGCCCGTCGAGGTCGTCGTCCGGCGGGTCGTAGTCGTTCGAGGGGATCACCTCGAGGATCGGGGCCGCGGCAAGATCGTGGTCGTACTCGGTGGAGGCGATGGGGATCTCGGCGACGAGGTAGAGATCGGTGACGCCGAGCGCCGAGGTCTGGCTGCGGTAGATGCGGATGCGATCGACACCGCGGCTCGCTGGCGGCGTGGCGAAGGCATCGACCTTGATCGTGACGCCCGGGCTCCAGCCGATGAGGTCCGAGGCCGGCGACGGCGGGCTTTCCTCGTCGAACTCCGTGACCCAGGTGTAGGCGTAGACGACATCCTCTTCGAGATCGGGGTCCGGGGAGGACAGCGCGGTCACGTCGGGGGCCGTCGCGGGGCCGGGCAGCGCGAGCTCGTAGTAGGTGTCGTCCACGAACATCTTGGGGACGCCGAAGCCCGTCAGGTAGAGCCGGTCCTGCGCCACGGGACCAGGGGCGATGTCGACCTGATCCTCGAACCCCAGCCAGTCGGTGCCGTGCTTGTAGATCGTCTGGACCGGCGAGTCGAAGGTGTGAACCAGCCGGGGCTGGCGCAGGGGCGAGACGATTCCATCGTCGAACCGCGCGTTCCTCGCGGTCTGGGCGAATCCGTTGGGCAGGAGTTGCGGGTGCAGCCTGGGGATTTCGCCGGCGAAGGTGTCGATGCGGATCTTCATCGGCTCAGACGAACCTCATGCGGGTGCGGCGCGGCGCCCGATGCTGGCCGACGACCGGCGTGGAGAAGGCGGTGTCGCAGTACCGCTCGAACTTGTTCAGGTAGACCGCGGCCATGGTGGGGTTCTGCCAGCGGGTCTCCGGCATCGCGAGAAGGCGCGCCAGCGCGCCGGCGGCGATCGCTTCCGCATGCTGGATGAACAGGAAGTCGGGGACCTGGTTGTAGAAGTCCTCGACCGGGGCCTGCGGGTCGTTGGTGAAGTCGGTTCCCGAACGGGGCTTCAGGAACACGGTGAGATCGAGCGTGCCGGGGTGGAACGGGTAGACCGTCACGGTGTTCGGGTTGACCTGGGTGATGTAGCGCGGCGGCCCGCTGATGCTCTCCCGGTCGGATGGCAGCACCTTGGAATACTGCGTCGGGGTCAGTTCGACCTCTCCATCCCAGAAGGCGCTCTCGATGAAGTGGATCGCGGCATAGTCGGGGGCCACCACGACCTCGGTGCCGCCCGTGTCGCCGAGGGCCTCGAGGGAACCCCAGAACGCCGGATCGGAGCCCCACAGGGCGGGCTCGTCGCCCCAGAACGCTTCTTCGCCGTCACCCGTGATGAGGTCGTAGTCCATCTCGATGCTGATGATGTGGCGCCAGCATCGGGTGCGCTCGCAATACTCGATCGCCGCCATCCGGGTATGGAACTCGGCCACCATGTTGGGGACGCCCGGGGCGAACGGCAGGATCAGGGGCAGGAACCGCCTGACCTGGATCATGTCGGGGTCGGTGATCGGCATCGCGCGCCCCCTTACTGGCTGAACCGGCTCTGCGGGCTGTTGATGTTGGCGACGACCTCGGCCTCGGTCTTGACGCCCAGCGCCGCCTGGAAGAGCGCGTAGTGGGTCTGCGCCCGCTGCGGCGCCGAGGCCAGCATGATGTCCTTGGAGAAGCAGCGGTAGAGCACGTAGTCGACGACGGCGTTCTGGAAGATGTCCGGCAGGGGGACGATCAGCGCGCTGTAGCTGCCGATGGTGAACGGGTCGCTGGGGGCGGCGATGTTGGCCGGGATCTCGGAGACGACGGCCTCGATCGAGCCGGTCCCGGTGTTGCCGGGCAGGACGTAGAAGGTCCGCGGGTCCATGGGGTCGTCCATGACATGCACGACGACGGCCGACCACGGGAGCATGCTGGTGGAGTGCCAGCCCGGCATCTGGCGGTCGATGATCTCGCGCACCGCCGGGGTGATCGCCTCGCCGTTGGTGTTGCGGATGACCTGCAGCAGGCTCTGGTGGTTCGCGGCGAGCGTCTGGCGGGTGCCGGCGACCATGGCGAGCGTCACGGTCTTCGCGGTGGCGTTGGGCTTCTGGATCGCGATCTCGCGGCTCGCGTCGTTCACCCAGCCCAGCATTTCCGGCAGGGGCCAGCGGACGGCGCCGCCATCCTGCAGGATCGTGGCGGCGCGCTCCATGACTGTTCGGACTGTGAAGGGCATTGCGCCGGGCTCCGGTTCTGGTGGCGCCCGAGGATCACTCCGCCGCGGGCACCGTGGATGAGGTAGGCGGGTGATTCAGAATGCGGGCGACAAGCGTGCGCTTGTTCGACCTGGGGTGTGGGATTTCGCCGACCCACCCGGCGTAGAGTTCGCGAAGCTCGTCCATCCCCATCTGCTCCATCTCTTCGGTGGTGGGGCGGTGGATGGCCTCGACGGCGGTCACATCGGGCTCGGCGGCATCGGGGGGCGACGGGGCTGGCTCGGGCTCGACGGGCGAGGCCGGCGCTCGCTCTTGGGTGCCGCCTTCCCGTCACGGGGGAAGAACACCTGCGGTTCCAGCGTCAGGAAGCGGTCGATGTGGGCCTTGTTCGTGACCTCGGCGACCTCGCGGCCCTCGGCGTCCGGCTTGAAGTGGTACTCGGTGCCGTCCGCCATGATGTGGCGCGATCCACCTTCGCGGCGCTGCGTGTTCTCGATCAGCACGGCTCATTCTCCATCTGGCTGTTGCAGGCGCGGGCCGGTTGGGGACAGCCAGAACCTCCCCGGCCCGCGCCACTCACGTCCATCAGTGGACGTAATCCACGATCAGCGTCAGCTTCTTCGCCGCGCCGCCGGTGATGTTCTCGGTGCAGGTCACACCGATGGCGCGATGGCTGGTCGATCGTGCGATGGCCAGGAGATCGCGGGGCGGAGCGTCGATGTCGGTGTTGACCGCCGCGGCGCCGTCGAAGATCTCGTCGCCGACGGTGCGGGCGTCGTCCGGGTCGCCCGGCGTGCCCGACATGAAGCCGACATCCACCGTGTTCGAGGCGGTCAGCCCCTCGGGGATCATCTTGACGTTGACGATCTGGGTGTCCGCGGGCAGCAGGCCGATCTCCAGCTTGTCGGAGGCGGCGGTGAAGCTCGCGGAGAAGGTGTAGGTGAAGATGGCGGTCATGCGAGTCCCGGCGACATAGCCGGTGGGCGGGGTCTCGCGGCGCTTTGCCACCTCGGACTGAAACAGGGCCATGATCGGTATCCTTTATCTGGGGCCTCTGGTTGGTGTCAGGGCGCCTCACGCGCCCCGACGGTCAGGTGGATCAGACCGCGATCGCGTAGGTGTCGAGCGCGGTGACGCCGAAGTCGCGGTTGTTGAAGCGGGTCTTCTTGAAGCCCATGATGACCCCGGCAACGACGGTCGGCTCGTTGTCGTAGTCCTCCATCTCCTCCTTCCACATGTAGCGCATGCCGCCGGGGGTGCCGTAGGCGATGACGCCGGCCTGCCGCGCCAGGAAGAGCGCGCGGGCCGCGGGAAGGTTGATGCCGACGCCGTAGTCGGTGAACCGGATGACGTTCTCGTGGTCGTGGAGCACCACGTTGCCCAGCATGCCGAGCGAGCCCTTGAAGATCGGGTTGTTCCGACCTTCCGCGCCGGCGGCGGCCTTCTGGATGTCCAGCCATTCGGAGCCCGAGGCGGTGCGCAGGCTGTGCGCCTGGTAGGGCGACATCACGCAGACGTAGCGATTCTCGCCCTCGACGCTGACCGGCACCATGTCGGCGGCTTCGGTATCCTTGGCCCGGATCATCTTCGACGCGGTGGCGGCGCGCTCGATCAGGCCGCGGGACATGATGTCGCCGGTGGTGACGTTGTTCTTCGCCGTGGCCGTGCCGCCGTACAGGATGTGGCTGGCGTCGGGGGCCTGGATGGAGTTCGAGGCGTGGCCGGTCCAGCCCTCGGGCTCGATGAACTCGGCGTTGATGCCGCGCGCGCCAGACAGGTAGATGAAGATCAGCTCGTCGATGTAGCACTTCCAGTACTCGGCCAGCCGGTCCTTGGCGATCTTGCGCATGTCGTGGATGGTGCGCTTCCGGCTCATGCGACCGCCGGCCGAGACCGGGTGGCGCATCTGGTCGATGACGACCTCGTCGGTAAAGAAGCGCAGGTGCTCTTCCTTGCCCTTGACGCGCTGGTCGCCCGTGGTCGGGCGCTGGCGGAGCCGGACGGAGAGATCGAAGCTGATGCGGTCGCCCGCGTCGCTCGACACCTCCATCTTTTCCTCGATCACGTTGTTCTGGCCACGGCCCATGAACTTCTTGGACCAGTAGCCCGTGCGGTTCACGTCGGTGGCGAGGGTGGCGCTCCACTTCTTCTGCGCCTTGGGGTCGCCCCAGGGAACGATCGTCTGTGCCATTTCGCAGCATCCTCTGCACTATTTCGGGGGCAGATGATGGCCCCTTTGTGCGGAAGATACCAGATGTTGTGGTTTGTGGGAATAGGGAACGCTAGATGTTGTGGTCCAGCGGCGGATGCGTCACTCGGCGGCCAGTAGCGACGGTTGCGTCCCCGTGCCGTAGGGCAGATCGGCGAGGATCATGTCCACCGTGCCGGATGGGATCGCGCCCATCCGGTCAAGGCAGTCACCGAGGTGGAGTTGGGCGTCAGACATCCGCGCTCGCGAACGCCTCGCGTTCTTCGTCGGTCATCGAGGCCATGACGCGCTCCAGATCATAGGCGTCCGTGGCGTTGTCGACGCGCTCCTGCAACTCGCCCCATCGCGAATCGTTGACCCGCGCGGCGCCGGCGGCCGGGATGTCGCGGATCGTGCGGGGCGGCTCGGGCTTCTT